CAACTGAAGGCAAGAAGGATATGAAGAAGCCAGCAGGCGGTAAAGTGGCATTTGGATATGCTGGCAAAGCTCGTAAAGGCAAGAAGGCTTAGTGTTACTCGTTGAGAGGATAGAGCGTGGAAGATAACAAAGATTATGTACCACGCTCTGTCACTCTTGCAGATTTTTTTGTAGTCGTATCAGGTTTCTTTGTGAATATAGTCCGAGCTGTAGAGATGCTTGCATCAGAACTTTTAGATTTAGCAGTGTATAACGCAAATAGAACAACAAAGGTTTCCAGAGTATGGGAACAGTTCACATCAGATTTAGAGAAGATGGAGGATCCAAATGGCTAGAGGGCCTATGGCAGGTGTATCAGGACCTGGTAAATTCTCCAAGAGAACAGATGGTTTATCTTTTGAATCAACAGAGTATGGCTCAGGTGTTGAGAACACTGCTAATAAAGCAGGAGCTCCACTAGCAAAAACCCCAGATGTACGTCCAACATCTCGTAGCGAGATGGGTATGGCTCCAAGTCAAACAAGAGCAGTGACTCCATTATTTGCTCCATCTGAGCGTCCAGACGAACCTGTTACTGCGGGTATTGCAATGGGCGATGGACCAGGACCAGAAGTTCTAGGTATCAATAATAATCTTGATACACAAGAAGATAAAGACAGAATGCTTTCATACCTTCCAGCTCTAGAAGTAGTTGCAGCATCACCTAATTCATCTCAAGCATTTCGTAACTATGTAAGGCAACTGCGGGCTAATCTTCTATGAGTGATAGAGAAATCGCACAGAGGGTATATTCTGAAAAACTTCAAGCAAAGAATCCCTCTGCCTTTGACACAATGGGAACCTTTAATCGTTATTACAACGACCCTCGTAACCCTGCTTCGTTAGCAGCTCCTGCAGATTTTGGAAGAGCGCTACCTCCAACTAATCGCGCTGAAGCGCAGCAAACTCTTACTCGTCAAGAAGAGTTAAAAAAAACTGAGCAAAAAGTTGGTTTCTGGGGAAATCTTTTTAAGTATATGGAGAAGGCTTACAACCTTTCAGCCCAAGCAGTTTCTTTTGGTTTACTTGTTGGTGAGGAAACTAATCCACTTTATCAGGGTAAAGGATTAGATGTAAATAAGGTTCGTCAATCTTGGGAAAAGGCTCGTACTGTATCTCCAGGTAGAGCTTTAGTAAAAACTCTTACTGGACAGCCAATAAATCTTGTAGAAGATGCTCTTAATGCAGCAACTCTAGGCAAGAGTCGCAATAAAGCAGAGAAGTTTATTAAAGACCACTTGCTTTTTGCTGCTAATGACTTTGATATTTATGATAAAGAACAAGCAGAAAAGGCTTTTCGTGAGCAAACCTATGGTCGCTTCTCATCTTGGGGAACGGATGTAGTTGCTCGCTTTGTTATAGATCCAACCATTTTCGTAGGTAAAGCAGTTAAAGTTGCTCGTGCTGCTCAATATGCAGTAAAAGGAACTACTGAACTTAAGGCAGTTCTTGCTGGAGAAAAAGTTGGGCCTAGAGCAGAACGTATCAAGGCAACACTACAAGATTTCGTAGAGAAGACAGATGACCTTACAGCAGCGGAGTTATTTCGCATTAAAGCTATTCGTGAGTCTGCAGCTCCTGCAGCATTCTCTGATCTTATCGCCAAGGCTAATAAGATTGAAGATGTTACTGCCCGCCACGCAGCAAAGACTGATATAGTCCAATGGGCTATGGGTGATGTTGGCGCAGCTACCCGTTTACTACAAACTAATAAAGATATAGCAGCAGATATTGCTAACCTACAAGATGAAATCGTAGGAGCTAAGTTCTTTGGCGCTGGTGTAGATAAAGTCAGCGGTCAATTAACAATGGATTTAGTAAACCAAGGCGATAATCTTGAAAAGAATATTGCTATGGCTGCTCAGTATGAGCAGGAATTAGCATCCAATATCCAAAAATTAAACGCTGAAGCAATTATTAACCCTAATGTTATCCCTAGCGTAGATGCTATATCTCGTGTAAGGACAGCAGCTTTTAGAAGTCAGGGTTTTATTGACCTTCGTTTAGGTGCTGCAAGCGCTCCAGTGCGTATTCTTAAAGGATTTGCCTATAAGCGTCCTAAAGGTTGGATTGATTTTACCGATAATCAGTCATTACAGACCGTAGATAACTTGCTGAGCAGGGTTCGTGGTGTATCTGAAAAGCAAGAAAAACTTTATCTTGCCAATATTGCTCAACTAGAAAAAGATTTGCTTCTAGTAACTGATGAAACTCAGAAAAAAATCATCAGGTCTAAGATAGATGCTAATAAGCGTAACCTTGAATTATCAAAGTTTACTGTTGAGCGCAAGAATGAACTGTTTGATAAGTATGTTGCTACACCAGATCCTATACAAAGAGCCAATGTCTATCAAGAAATAGAGCGAGAGCTCTTTGATACGGTTGCTCGTCAGTTTGGATACACTAATCCTGAAGATGTTCGTAGGGCTTGGGGTATTTTTGCAGGAGCAAGAGCCAGAGCACATAACTTAATTCGTGAGCGTGCCTATACTGGCGCTATAGACCCTGCTACTGGCGGTCCAGTAGGTGGAAGATTGACACCTATTGAAGGTATTGATGGAACTCAGTTGGTTATTCCAATGCCTTTGACCGAATCTCAGTTGTTAAAAGAGCTACCAACCCTTGATATTGATGGTATGTATGGCGCTTTAACCAAAGCAACTCGTGCATCTCGCTTTGAAGCACTAGGTCCTGTATATGCTTTCCAACGCGGAGTTGGAGAATTAGCGCAAGGTATTGATTCCTTGATTAAGTTTGAGGTTTTAGCCCGCGTTGGATATCCAATACGTAGCGTTACTGAAGGATTCTTACGTATTGCTAACACTGTTGGCGCTATGGCTATCCTAAACCGTACAGGAATTGGCGTTAAAAACATAGTTCAAAACAGATTCAAGGATGCTAAGCCTACTGAGATAATTGACTATCTAGATAGCGTTAAACTTAATACCAAGAAATCTGAACTTCTTGCTGGTATTGATGATGCCGATAATCCAGAGTTAGTTGAAAGACAAATTGCTGAAATTGATGCAATGCTTGATGGCAGAATGAAGATTAAAGATAAGTTTGGTCTAGGCCTTCGTGAGATAAAGATAGGCGATGAAGTCTTCACCTATGAAGATGCTTTCGGAGCTACCCCTGCTAAGGCTAAATACATTCAAGAAAGATTTATCACTAACGCAGCTACCCTGATGGATAACGCTTTCAGCGAATCATCCAGCAAACTACGCAATGCTACTGAACTTAGCGGAGACTGGGTAGTTATCAAAGGCACAGATGAGAATTGGGCAGAGTCCTACGCTCGTGTAGTTAATCGCCAACTGCGAGGATCTAAACTTGCTTCTATATTATTAAAAGATGCTCCTAGAGAGCAAGTTATGAATAATGCAAGGATGTTCCTTCTTAAGGACCCAGAAGGCCGACAGATATTAAAGAACCTTGCTCTAGGTCGTAACGTAGATGAGCTAGTAGAGGCCAATATGCAGAATATTGAGTCGCTATTTCCATCGTATATTAGTCCCGCACTAAAGGCTATCGCTGCTAAACGTAATATTACAGCAGATGATATTGCTAAGTACATACCAGTAACTGGTCGTCCAGATGTAAACGCAGCCCAAGTAAAGACTGCTCTTGGTCGCGGTGCTCCTATGCGTATCTGGGCTAACTTCTTAGATAACTTTTACAAGGGATTCGGTGAAATGCCTGAATCAACCCTTGTTCGTAATCCATTGTTTGTAGATTTATACCGTAAGCGTATGGATGCTTTAATAAAGAATACTATTGATGAATACCCTGGAGATAGTGTCCCACCAGAGTATCTACGAAGTCTAGAAAACAAAGCTCGCCAATGGGCTAGGGCTGAGATGCGTAGAACGCTTTACGATACATCAGAGCGTGTAGATGCTGCATCTACTATGCGTTATATCTTTCCATTCTTTGGTGCATTTGCTGACGTTGCTGAGAAGTGGGGTCGCATTATCCTTAATGACCCATCAACTATCCGTAAACTAGAAACAATTTATGATTCTCCAGACCGTAGCGGTATGGTTGAAGAACGCGATGGAATTAAATACATTAACATTCCTGGTGAGTGGGCTAAGTTCCTACGTCTTGATCCAGGTGAGCGTCCTATCTCAATTCCAAAGCCATCATTAAACCTTATCTATCAAGGTAATGCTTGGTGGAATCCAGGTGCTGGATGGTTTGTTCAGTATCCACTATCATCTATTTTGAAGAAGTATCCTGAGAAAGAAACCAATAAGGTTATTAGGGAAATCCTTCCTTATGGTCCACAAGATACTCGTATAAGAAGTTTCCTCATCCAGAACGCAGCGTTCCGCCGTGCTTTAGATGGCTTTGACACAGAAAGTCCATTACGTTCTAACCTAACAGTACTTGTAATGGCAGAAGAAAGCCATAAGTATGCTACAGGTCAGCGCGATAAGGCTCCATCTCCTGATGAAATCAATAACAAAGTTAAATTTATTATTGGTCTTGATGTAGTATCTAGAGCATTACTGCCTTTTGCTACTCAGACTCGTAGCCCTTACCAGTTCTGGATTGATGAATACCAGCGTATGCGCGAGGAAGACCCAATAAACGCTGCTGAGAACTTCTATAACAAGTATGGTGATGAGTATTATTACTTTACAACTAGCCTTTCCAAAAACTATACAGGCGTAGCTGCAACAGTTGAGGCTGATAAGAGAGCAAAGCAATTAAAAGATCTTATCGCTAACAACCCAGAGTATGGCTGGTTCTTGGTTGGAGATGCTAATGCTGGTGAGTTCTCGCCTACTGTTTACCGTAAGCAGAGAGAGCAAGTAGTAGCTCCTGGCTCTACCACCACATTTAGAGGTGCTCAAGATCCATACGATGCTATTCAGGAAACCAATGCAGAACGCGGATGGATTCTTTACAATAAGGCTATAGACCGCATTGAAGTAGAGCGCATAAATCGCGGGTTAAAGAGCCTAGAGTCCAAAGGCGCTGAAGACTTGAAGCAGTTAAAAACTGATTTCATTGCTGCTTTGTCTGAGGAAAACCCTGACTGGGCTGCAGTGCGAGGTAAGATTGATACCCGTAAGGTTATGAACTTCCTAACATTTGCTAAGAAGGCAACCTCTGATCCTAGACTTTCATCTCGTAATGATATGAAAACTATGGCTGACTATCTAAAGGGTCGTCAGTATGTTGTTACATTATTGTCACAACGTAAATCTAAAAATATTAACAATGAAGAAAATGCTGACCTAAAAGAACTATGGAGTGCTTTTACTGGTGCTCTTATTGATAGAGATGTCACCTTTAATAGAGTCTATACGCGTATTCTTGAAAATGATACTTTGTTAGAAGGGCTATAATGGCAGACTTTGTAGAAAATTTTTTCAACAACTATAGTAGTACAGCATCTCCTGCTGGAACTTATGTAAACAAAGTTTATCTTGGTCCTCAAAAGGTTCCTGGTTACACAACTCAAAGTCCTACAGGTGGAACATATACTGTTAAGCCAACAACTAAGGACCTTACAGAGACTACAGTTCAGGCCCAAGCCCGTTATCTAACAGATGCTCAACTACGCGAAAAGTGGAATACAGCTTTGCGTAAAAATGGATTTGGCACAGACCCTTTACAGGCTAGAGCCTTGTGGGAATTATCTGTTGCTGGCGCTTCTGACTGGTATGCCACATCTAATGGTCAACAAAAGATTACTCCAGAGCAATATCTTGGTTGGTATTCAAGTGGCAAGAAGAAGAAGGGTCCAGCTCTTCCTACCCGTCAGGTATATCAGGTAACTGAGGATGAAATCTCTGCAGACATTGATGATTTTTTACAGAAAAAAGCAGGGCGCACCTTACAAGACTCTGATAAAGATATGGGCTGGTATCAAGATTTAGTCAAGAGTATCAGCAATCTTTACGGCGAGGGTATTGTAACTACCGTTAAAGAAGTTAAGAACCCTAAGACTGGCAAGATGGAGAAGGTTGTTACTCAGGCTCCAGGCTTTTCCAAGGAACAGATTGCTGAGGAGATTACTTCTACAATAGAAGCAGAAGATCCTGCATCTGTTCAGCGTAAACAAAGAATTGATAACACTAAATGGTTATTGTCACGAGGAGGTAAAGGCTGATGGCTAGACCTTTAACTTCGGTAGTAGATGGTGGCGGTGCTCTTGATGGAGAAACCGATACATCAAATACTTCTACAAATAAAAATACTGTAAACGTTCGTGATAAGTACGGCATTGGTGAGGCTTTATTAAATCACCCAATCTATGGCGCTGAGATTAGAAAAATCTTTGGACTCCTTGATGCTGGCAAATTAGCCGAGGCAGAAGAAGAATACTTTAAGTCTGCTTGGGGTAAGTTAGATGGAGATGCTCAAGACCGCATTCTTATGCAACTTGAGAATGATAAACTTTACAAAGAGAAACTTAAAAACTGGAAAATTGGTATCAAGCGTCAGCTTGCCTCTCGCGGTCTTAAAGCAGATGATGCAACCCTTGATAAGTATTATCTAGATGGTATTGATGATGAAACTATCTTTGATGAACTTGCTGGTGGTATATCTGCTAAAGGTGCAGCAGGTGAAATAGGCGATGCTTTATCTAGTCTGCGTGGTGTTGCCCGTGCTAATGGTTTCAACTTAGAAAAAGACTTTGGCTTGCAGTTAGATGGCTGGCTACAGCGTATATCTAAAGGTGAATCTCTTGATGATTTCTCCCGCATTATTAGACAGCAAGCTAAGTTAGGTCTACCTGAAAAAGTAGGAGCCTTGCTTGATGAAGGTCTAGACCTAGATAATATCTATGCTCCGTATAGAACTCGTATGGCTAATCTGTTAGAGCTAACTCCAGATGCTATTAGCCTAGATGATCCGCTACTACGTAGCGCCTATGGACAAGACAAAGAAATGTCTTTATATGATTTCCAACGTGCAGTCCGTAAAGACCCACGCTGGCAGTATACCGATAATGCTAGAGAAGAAGTATCTAGCGTAGCTCTTGGCGTACTTCGTGACTTCGGATTCCAGGGGTAGCAATGGCTGAGACAAAAGAAGAACGCCGCCTTCGTATTCAAAAGGAAGTAGCAGAAGAATCTGCCGCTCGCCGCGAAGCATACTTTAAGGCACAGGAAGAATCTAAAGCAAAGGCAACTGCCGCTGCTCCTCCACTTCCAAAGCCAGATGCTTATGTTTATGACTACACTTGGAGACAAGGCGTTGGTACCCCTGAAGGTCAACTTAAATTAATTAAATCTCCCAATGCATACTATGATGCTTCTACCAATACAATCGTAGACCCTGCTACTGGCGAAAGAACAGATGCTACTCAATCAATGGTATCTGGAGCGTCTACATCTAGTGATTCTTTGTATGCTTCTAAATATGCAGCAGGCTATGGTATGGATGCTCAAGGTAATCAGTATCGCGGATTAGGAACTACTGCTGATTTGTTTACTATCAACGGTCAACCATTTACAGGAACTTGGCAAGGTAAGACTTATGAAAACGGTTTACTAAAAACTACTACATCCAGTAGTTTTACTAGCACTCTTTCAACATCAGCAGCAACTCTTGCTGCTCAACAAGCAGCGCAAGCGGCTGCAGAAGAAAAGCTCCGTCAAGGACAGTCTGCCTATGCTTTACTATTTTCAGAGTTTGAACGCTATGGCCTTGGGGCTTTAGTAGCGCCATTGCAAGGATTTATTGTAGAAGGATTATCTCCAGCAGAGTTTACTTTGCGCCTAAGAGATACCGATGCGTATAAGAAGCGCTTTGCTGCTAATCAATCTCGCATCCAAAGAGGTCTACGTGCTTTATCTGAGGCAGAATACATTGGCCTTGAAGACCAGTATCAAAATGTAATGCGTAACTATGGCCTGCCAGCATCTTATTATTCTCGCGGTGATATGGGTCGTCAAGAAGGATTTGAGAAGTTTATTGGTGGAGATGTATCTGCTGCAGAACTTGAAGATAGAATTATTACTGCACAGAGTCGCGTTCTTAATGCTGCTCCACAGGTAGCACAATCGCTACGTCAGTTCTATCCAGAAATTACTGGTGGAGATATTCTAGCCTACGCTTTAGATCCTGATAAGGCTCTAAATGAAATCAAGCGTAAAGTAGGAGCTGCTGAAATTGGAGCAGGTGCTGCAATAGCAGGACTAGCAACAGGTCTTTCCAGAGCAGAAGAATTACAACGCTATGGAGTTACTGGTGACCAAGCTCGTCAAGGCTTTGGAACCATTGCAAGCGGCCTAGAGCGTGGTCGCCAACTATCACAGATTTACAACCAACCTGATTATACTCAAGCGGTAGCAGAGGCAGAAGTCTTTGCTCTACCTGATGCTGAGAAAGCACGCCGCCAGAGACGTAAACTTGGACAACTAGAGACAACAACATTTAGTGGAACCAGTGGAGTAACTGGTGGAGCACTATCCCGCGAACGCGCTGGACAATACTAAGCCTGCTAACAGAACGACTGGCCTGTTAGAGAGACACCAAGACCAGGAGTAGAAGCCATACAGAAATCCCCCAAGTCTGTATGAGGTCTACGTAAACTAAAAACGAATGGGAGAAGGACCTATGTCCAACTACGACTACGAAGATGACGACTTTGATACACCATCTAACGATGGTAATGATCTCGTCAAACAGTTGCGAAAAGCAAATAAACAAAAAGAGAAAGAACTAGCTGAACTAAAAACTCAGTTTGAATCTATCTCTAAATCCAACCGTGAACGAGCAATCAAAGATGCGCTTGCTAGTCGTGGGGTAAACAGCAAAATTGCTGCATTTATCCCACAGGATATAGACCCAACTGAAGAGTCTGTATCTAAATGGCTGGAAGATTATGCCGATGTATTTGGCTATGAAACCCAGTCAAACCAGGCAACACCTAATGTAGATCCAAAGCAGGCTGCTGCATATCAGCGGATGACCAATGCTGTAGAACAGGGAGCTACTCCTGAGTTCCAAGCAGACATTCATCGTAAGTTAATGAATGCAAACAGCCGTGAAGAACTGGATGAAATTATTAGGTCGTCTGGTCTCTAAGACCGAACCTATCCGAAAGGTAAGATAAATGGCAATTCCTACAGGTACATTGACACAAATTTCGTCAATGCAAAACCTTGTACAGAGTGCGTACGATCAGTATGTTCGTATGGCTCTTCGCTCCATCCCAGTGATGCGTGCGTTGGCTGATGTTAAGCCAGTACAGCAAGCAATGCCAGGTTCGTCAGTTGTATTCTCCATCTACTCAGATCTCTCAACAGCGACTGGTACATTGACAGAAACTTCTGATGTTTCCTCCATTGCTCTTGGTAACCCTTCACAGGTTACTGTAACACTTAATGAGTACGGCTCAGCCGTAACAACAACCAAGAAGTTGAACCTAACTTCTTTCAACGATGTTGATTCAGCTCTTGCTGACATCATTGCATATAACGCTGCCGATTCTATTGATAGCGTTGTAGCATCCGTTCTTACTGGTTCCACTGGAACTAACGTAATCTACGGTGGCGCAGCAACTGGTACTAACTCAATCACCTCTTCAGGTACCATCACTGCAGCCAACATCCGTAAGGCTGTTGTTCAACTTCGCAGCAATAAAGCAATTCCTCGTATCGGCGAGCTTTATGCTGCATATCTACACCCACGTCAGTCTGCTGACCTCCGTGCCGAATCAGGCACTGGTGGATTCCAGGATCTAACTAAGTTCGTTGATAGAACTCCGTTCGTTGCTGGAGCAGTTGGCGTTCTTGAAGGCGCGTTCATTGTTGAAACGCCTCGCGTTCCATCTGCTGCAAATACACAATCACCAGCCGTCACTGTTTACTCAGCGATTGTTGCTGGTCGTGAAGCACTTGCTGAAGCAACCGTTCAAGATACATCAGTTGTAATTGGTCCAGAAATTGACGCTCTGCGCCGTTTCCGCACCATCGGCTGGTACTACTTCGGTGGTTTCGCACGTCTTCGTGAAGCGGCTCTATACCGCATTGAGACTGCAACTTCTATCAACTAGTAGTTGATTGACTATCGGGCAGGGCCTAGAAATCCTGCCTGGTGGTGAGTTAATTTTGAAAGGAAGAAATGCCCTACACATTAACAACACCTTGGCGTTGGGAAACTTGGGGAGCTGATTACACTCAGTTCACTCCATACGCTCGCCTTGCTGGTAGGCCAATAACTGGTGGTTCAATAACAGGAACTATCAATCCATTCCTTACTGATATTCCTCGTGGTTATACATTCATAGTCAATGGAACTACTGTTACCACAGAGCAGACACCAAGCCAAGACACACTGGCTGCTGCTGATTCATACTACCTTGGCGGAACTACCAATACAATCAGTGATGCTGAAGCTCAGATATTTATAGACGCAGGATACTCGGAGTACCTTACACAACTATGACAAATTCTAATTGCAGATCTGGTTGCAAAACCCAAGACCACAAATCTTATTCTGACTGCCTACAAGAAGCAAACTTCGGATTTACAGGATGCTTTCCTACTAGACGAGGTTGGGATAAAGACAAAGAAAAGAACTGGGATAAAGAATTGGATTCTTACTACTCTGCTGTAAGGCAGGGAGTGGAACCAATATCCACCAAGAAAAAAGATATAGACGCAGCAATGATGTTATCTAATGAGGCTGGTAAAGCCTTTGACGGAAACACACTAATGTTCAAGGAGAACTAAAATGCCAACAAATGACCCAAAGCAATATGACAGCAAGTATGTTGCAGAAGAAAACGAATACCTACCTTGGCCTTCTGATACCAACGATAAGCCTTTTATGACCTATGACAAGCTAATGACTGGTGCTCCAGGAAAGCCTGCTAAGTAGTGTCCTCTGGACAACACAAGACACACCGAGGCTTCAACTCTGTTCAGATTAGAAACGGATTGATTGTTAGACTTAACAAGAATGGCACAGTCCGTGCCGTCTTAGGAAAGTACGGAGAGTATGGAAAGAAAAACAAAGCGTGATTCGCGTCTTGCAAGAGCTGGCGTTGCGGGCTTCAACAAACCCAAGCGTACGCCTAGCCACCCAACTAAGAGCCACGTTGTCGTTGCCAAAGAAGGATCTCAAGTCAAGACAATCCGATTCGGACAACAAGGCGTAAGCGGCGATAAGCAACCTACTGCTAGACAAAAATCGTTCAAAGCAAGACATTCAAAGAACATAGCCAAAGGCAAGATGAGCGCCGCATACTGGGCAGATAAGGTGAAGTGGTGAAGAAGAAACCATTCTGGGAAACAAAGAACCCAAAGAAGACATCAAAGAAATTAACTCCTGCACAAAAGAGCGCTGCTAAAGCTCGCGCTAAAGCAGCGGGTCGTCCATATCCTAACTTGATAGATAACGCAGCAGCAGCAAGAAAAAAGAAGAAGTAAGGAGTAAACAGTGGCATTTGGTGTTGCAGGTACAACTCTCAACTCAGAGTTAAATCGTCTAGCAAATGGCGGAACTTATCGGACTGCTGCAAATATGGTTGATAAGGCCAAGGCAGCCCAGCAATGGGCAGCGCAACGAAGTGTCACTCTTACCGTAACAGATACTGTGGGGGTGTTAAATCAAATTGCTGGCAACACTGATAAGAGCAAGTGGCTGGATTTTAACGGTGTATGTAATCAGCTCGCTTCTACTTCTGGCTTACCTGCAGCGGCAGCTCTCAGAGCGGTCTCTACCTGATGAGTGCGAAATATAATCTGGTCATTGACCAAAACACAACATTTAATTTTCAGTTCGTTATTCAAAATGACGGAGTGCCTTGGAACCTAACTGGCTATACAGGGACTATGACAGTACGCCCATTCGTTGGTGCATCAACTACAACAATAGTTGCCTCTACTGCTAATGCTCGTATGACTCTAACTCCTGGTTCAGGTCGTATAAATGTAACTCTGACATCTGCTTTAACTGGCGCTATCACTGCTGGTAGATACGCCTATGATTTAGTTTTAGATTCTGGCTCAGTACAAACAAGGATACTTGAAGGCAAGTTCATAGTGACTGGAGCAGTAACCACATCGTGACGACTTACATCATCATTGAATCCATCACTCCACAAGTATCAGTAGAGTTATCATCAGATCAAGGACCGCAAGGTCCTGGTGGTGCTACAGGCCCAACTGGTTCTACAGGACCTGCTGGAGCTACAGGTTCTACAGGCGCCACAGGCGCAACAGGACCTACTGGTAGCACAGGTGCAACTGGTTCTACAGGACCAACTGGACCAACAGGTCCTACTGGTAACACTGGACCTACTGGTCCTACTGGAGCTACAGGAGTCACTGGTAATACTGGAGCCACAGGAGCAACTGGTCCTACTGGCGTTACTGGTCCCACAGGCGATACAGGCCCAACAGGAGCAACTGGTCCAACAGGTGTAACAGGTCCACAAGGCGTAACTGGAGATACTGGTGCAACAGGTCCGACTGGACCTGCTGGTGCAACGGGTCCTACAGGGGCTACAGGGCCTACAGGAGCCACTGGAACACAGGGAGTTACTGGGAATGTCGGACCAACAGGTGTTACTGGCCCTACGGGCGCTACAGGGCCTCAAGGCGTTACGGGTGACATCGGTCCTACGGGAGCTACGGGTCCAGCGGGAGCGACAGGACCAACAGGAGATACAGGACCTACAGGAAGCCCAGGAGTAACGGGCGATACAGGATTAACTGGACCTACAGGACCAACGGGTCCTACTGGTCCTCAAGGTATAACAGGTGACACTGGCGCTACTGGCGCTAGTGGTCCCGCAGGTGCAACTGGACCAAGCGGTCCAGCAGGAGCCACAGGTCCGACAGGGCCTACAGGTCCATCTGGAACTGCTGGTGTAACAGGAGCAACAGGACCGACAGGTCCTACTGGTGCTACTGGTGCTACTGGCCCAGGAGCTGACGCGCTACCGATTTCTCTAATGCTGGGTGGTATGTGAAATACTTTGACAGGGTTATCGTTATCAATGTCAATAGGCGTTCAGATCGTTTAGCACAGTTCCGCAAAGAAGCCGAAACAGTTGGCTTTGACTTTGAAGTACATTCTGCTATGGATGGAAAGTTCTTGGGTATGGACCCAATAGTGGCTGGCAGGTTAAGCCACATAGAGGTTCTACGAAAGATAAAGCCAGATGAGATGGTTCTTATCTGCGAAGATGATGCTAAATTTAGACAAGATTTCATACCAGCTTTAGATGAATATATGGCAGACCTACCCGAAGACTGGGATATCTTCTATCTGGGAGCAGTAAAGAACGAAACTAAGCAGGTCAATAATCACTGGGTTAGACAGGTAGTTTCAACAGGAACCCAAGCCTATTGTGTAAATCCTGCCAAGGTAGATTTATTTATCCAGATAGCCAGAGAGTTTGACCGCCATATAGACATTGCCTATAGGGTCTGGGCTAACAGGACTAATGCCTATATTGCCCATCCAAACCTAGTAATTCAGCACGATGGATTCTCAGATTTACGCGGCGAGTTAGTCTCTGATTTCAAGGGGTTTGAGTAGAATTGTGGTATGAGATTCCACGTAGTAGCTCTACCCCATACACAGGTAACTAAAGAATTTGCAGGTTGTGCGTACACTGAAAAGGTTCGCAGATTCTGCAATATGATGAAAGGGTTAGGCCATACGGTCTACCTATATGCAGGCGATGAGAATGAAGCTCAAGTAGATGAGCACATCTCTTGTATCTCTGAGACACAACGCAGAATCGTTGTAGGCAATAAGCCTTATGTTGAAGCACCCTTTGATTATCGTTTACCTCACTGGCAAAAGTTTAATAAGAAAGCTGCTGCTGAAATTAAGAAGCGAGCAGAGAAGCACGACTTCATCTGTGTAATTGGTGGAGCAAGTCATAAGCCAATAGCAGATGCACTGCCAGCAATGATGACAGTAGAGTTTGGTGTTGGATACGCAGGAGTATTTGCTCAATATAGAGTTTATGAATCTTATGCTTGGATGCACGCAATCTATGCTCAGCATAAGAACGCTGCTCAAGTAGATGGTTCATTCTTTGATGCAGTGATTCCAGGTTATCTAGATCCTGATATGTTCCCAATGGGCAAAGGTGATGGAGACTATTACCTGTATGTCGGGAGAATGATTCCGAGAAAAGGTATAGACATTGCAGCGCATATCTGCAAGACCATCGGAGCAAGACTTATCTTTGCAGGTCCTGGACCACACATACCAAACTATGGTGAGTATCTAGGTCCAGTAGGACCTGAGAAGCGTGCAGAGTTGATGGGTGGAGCAATAGCTACATTTGTCCCAACGCTTTACTTAGAACCTTTTGGTAATGTGAACATTGAATCACAAGCCTGCGGAACTCCAGTAATTACTACAGACTGGGGTGCATTTACTGAAACTGTAGTTCAAGGTGTGACAGGTTATAGATGTCGCAACGTAGAAGAATTTATTCTTGCCACTCAAAATGTCAAGAACTTAGATAGACAGGCTATTAGAGATAGGGCTATATCGCTCTACTCAGTAGATGTCATAGCAAAGCAATATGAATACTATTTCCAGAGACTAATGACGCTCTGGGAAGATGGCTGGTATACGGAAGGAAACAATGCCAACACTGGGAGAAATGGTTGATGAGGTCAGAGCCAATCTACAAGGCTATGCCCTTCGCCAAGATCGCATATCGTATGTAACCAATGCAGGTGGCATTAGCGCTACTAGCACTAACATTACTATCGGCTCTGCTAGTAACCTTGCTAAAGGTGTAGTTGAGATAGATGACGAATTACTTTGGATTGATACCTTTGATAAGGCCAGCAATACTCTAACTGTAGCTCCAGGCTTTGGTCGCGGATATCAAGGAACTACCGCATCACCACACGCCCAGTATGCTCAGGTAACTTTATCTCCAACCTTTCCTAGAGTTAATATCAAGAAGGCTATCAACGATACGATTAACTCTTACTTCCCTAAACTATGGGCAGTAAATTCAACAACCTTTACCTTTAATGCTTCTCAGACTACATACGCTCTGCCAGATGATTTGGAATCAATCCTGTATATGTCTTGGCAGACCACAGGCTCTTCTCAGGAATGGTTACCTATTAACCGTTGGAGAGCAGACCCAATGGCAAGCTCAGCAACCTTTAACACTAACAATACGGTGAACATCTATGAAAACATACAACCTGGTCGTACCGTTCAAGTCTGGTACACAACAACAGCCAATACCCTTGATGCTAATACCGATGACTATGCTGACGTTACTGGTCTACCTGAGAGCTCTTCTGATGTTACTGTACTCGGTGCTTCATACAAACTTCTCAGTTTCCTTGACGCTGGTCGTATAAATCTATCTAGCGCTGAGGCTGATCTTAATGACACCAAGAATCCATACAACTCTGGTGCATCTGCATCTCGTTACATCTTTGCTCTATATCAACAGAGACTTCAAGAGGAAGCATTGAAGTTAGCTGACAAGTATCCAATACGGCTTCACTACACCAAATAAGGAAGGGCTATGGCAACTAGAAAATTCAGTTCAATTAGCGTTGAGACAACGCTTGCCTCTGGTATCAACAGCGCTGTTACGACTCTGACTGTTGCTACAGGAACAGGCGCTGCACTTATGGGTGGTGTGACGCTAGGAGCAGCAGTAGGCGGTATCTATCCAGACCAGTTCACCGTTGCTCTTGACCCTGATACCGCAAGCGAAGAGATTGTCTTCGTCCAACAAGTTTCTGGCGATACGCTAACTATCGTCAGAAGTAGAGCAGGATCTGCGGCTACAAGCCACAGCTCAGGCGCTACTATAAAACACGTCCTAACCTCAGATGACTTAACAGCATTTGAAGAAGGACTTGATGACCAACAACAAACAATACCAACTTCATTTCTCTATATGGGAGCATAAATGGCTACAACCTACAAAGTACTAGGGCAATCTGCCCCTGCTGCAACAACGCAAGCAGATCTATACACAGTGCCTGCGGCTACTTCGGCAATCGTCTCAACGATAACTGTAGCCAATAGAGGCGCTTCCGCTGGAACCTACCGCGTATATGTACGTATCGCGGGAGCTGCTGCTGCTAACGCACAGTATCTAATTTATGACGCATCATTATCTGCGACTTCTACAGATACAATGACTCTGGGAATTACCTTGGCTGCTACAGACGTTGTAAGCGTATACGCATCCACAGCTAACTTCTCATTCAATGCCTTCGGAACGGAGTTATCATAATATGGCAATAGGACGTATTCCAGAACCAGGGACAGGTATCCCTGAGTCTATTATAGCCGCTAAGGGCGACCTGATCGTAGGTACTGCCAACGATACCCCAGGTATCCTGTCAGTCGGCACAAACGGCCACACACTTGTAGCGGATAGTGGAGCAGCCACAGGACTTGCCTACTCTGCTGGCATTCCAGTAGTTCTAAACGCTCAGACTGCTACTTACACAGTTGTCCTCGGTGATGCCTACAAACTGGTCACTATGTCCAATGCTGCTGCTAATGATTTCCAAATTCCAACTAATGCCAATGTTGCTTTTCCAGTTGGCACAGTAATCAATGTTATTCAAATCGGTGCAGGACAGACCACAATCAAGGCAGTTACTTCAGGAACTACTACGATCTCATCAACAGGAGCTACTGCCGCAGAGCCCGACTTGAGGGCTCAGTTCTCAGCCGCTTCTTGCATCAAGGTCGCAACCGACACTTGGTATGTCGTAGGAGATATCGCCTAATGAGTTTAATCGGGATTATTGCTTCACAAAATTATCCGCGCATTGTGCCACTTACTGTCAATTACCTTGTTGTTGCTGGTGGTGGCGGTGCAACTTCATCAGGTGGGGGTAGTGGCGGCGGTGGTGGTGCAGGTGGTGTGCGTTGCACAGTTCAAGCAACAGGCGGTGGTGGGTCTTTACCAAGCGCTTTATCTTTAAGTTTATCTACTAATTATACAGTTACAGTTGGCGCAGGTGGAACAGGTGGTATAAGCACCGCAACCGCAGGTGCAGGCTCTGTTTTTAGCACAGTTTCAACAAGTGGTGGCGGTAATTCTCAAAATGGAAATGGTGTATCAGGTGGTTCAGGGGGTGGGGCAAGAGCATCAAGTGATAGTTGGACAGGCGGCGCGGGAACAGCGAACGAAGGTTACGCAGGTGGCGCCAATAATTTTGCCTCTGGGCCTCCATTTGGTTCAGGTGGCGGTGGTGGTGCAAATGCTGTTGGCGCAACTGCCACAACAGTAACAAGCGGTAATGGCGGCGCTGGTATTAGCACAAATATTTCGGGCTCTTCAATTTCATATGGCGGTGGCGGTGGCGGTGGCGGTTATACAGTTACTAGAGGAACAGGTGGAGCAGGTGGCGGTGGTGATGGTGGAATTGTCTCTGGCAACACCCCAGGCGCTGCTGGCACAGCAAATAGGGGCGGTGGAGGCGGCGGTGGTTCATATAACGAAAGTGACACTGGCGGCACTTCTGGTGGCAACGGCGGTTCTGGAATTGTTATTCTAAGTTTTCCAACTGCTGCTGGAACTATAACTATTGGTGCAGGTTTGACAGGATCAACAAGCACAAGCGGTGCAAATACTATTGCAACAATTACTGCTGGCACAGGGAATGTGAGTTGGGCATAATGGCACACTACGCTTTTTTAGATGAAAACAACATAGTAACTGAAGTCATTACAGGCATTGATGAAACTGAACTTATAGAAGGTTTAGACACAGAAACTTGGTATGGCAATTTTAGAGGCCAAGTCTGCAGGCGAACTTCATACAATAACAACATACGCAAGCAATATGCAGGCATTGGCTACACTTATGATGCCGTCAATGATGTATTTATAGCCCCACAACCTTATCCATCTTGGTCGCTAGACCAAAACTTTGATTGGCAACCGCCAACGCCAATGCCCACAGAGGGCGAATGGTATTGGGATGAAGATAGCCTAAGTTGGCTGGAACAATCTTTATAGATTGTGCTACAGACCTAAAGCCTTAAGGTCATCTGAGGTAAGCCCAAGTGCTGCTAGTTTTGCTTCGGCTGCTGCCCTCTTGGCTGCTGCCTCTGCTTCAGCCTTTTCTTGCTTTGCTTTTAGTTGCGCTTGTTCCTCTATATCTTTTTGCCGTTGAGCAAGTTCTTCTTCGGTCATATCTCTAACTATTGTTTCGTTTGTTTCTGCAAAAGTTTCAGATATCTTCATTTTAATTCCTAACTGTTGGCGTAGCCGTAGATGCGAATTGTGCCCGTCATTGTTCCAGCACTTGAAATAAGACTTATTCCATCATAAGAAGTTGTCGGGGTATGAACTGCCGCATAAGCCGTCCATCTTATGTCGTCTGTGCCGTTATACCAAGACATTTGCGACACTAATGTAGTTGCTTCTGCCTCAAAAGGGCGATTAACATAAAATACAAATTGACTTTGGATAGTGCTACTTCCACCAAAATTACCAACTCTGCCAGCAGTTTGATTATTTGAACCAAAACCTGAAATTGTAGTGCTTGCTCTAGCGCCGAGTGATTGGTAATCGTAATCAGAACCAGTTGCATCTGTTCCACTTGCTCGCATCCTATAATTTAATTGCTCTTCCGCGTTAGAAACACTTAGATTGCAAACAAATAAATAATTCTGATAAGTCGCTGAAAAACAATTATTAAAAGATTGGCTTGCTGCTCCGCTTGGAGTCGCTGAAGCAATAAAGGTTAATGCGCTTGCACCTCCAGGCGCAGCCCACTTCAACCCTGTTGGAGAAACCGAACTATCCGCTACAAAATGGGGAATGTTCTTGGAACAATCTCTAAGGATTGTGGTTGACACCAGAATAATCCCTATGTTAAAGTGGTTCCTATGAAGAAAATACCGCTAGAAACAATGAAAGAAAAGCTACAAGCACGCTATGAATCACAGGGATATGCTGAGGCCCTGTTTAGAAATGACTTCAACCTACTGCTACGCCTTGGTGTTCACCCAGAAGTAGCTACCGTTGAGGATCTGCAACGACTCATTATGGGAGTCAAGGCCACATCAACTAAGGGAACTTACGCAGCTCGCATTAGAAGTATCTTTAAGGCTCTGCGAAAGATGGGCCTGATAGAAAATGAAGCTGACCTAGACCTACCTGCTGTACGCAAGGCAAGAGGATTACCACATCCTTTGACCCCAGGCGAGGCTGAACTGGTTATGACTAAGGCTGACTTGCCTATGAGGGACTGGTTCATAATAGGCTGTAAAGCGGGTCTAAGGGCTATGGAGGTGGCAAACCTTCGTGGGGTAGACCTAGAGCAGGCTGACGATGGATACATCCTCAGAGTGGCAGGTAAGGGCGGTACAGACATATCTGTGCCAGTTGCTGCCATAGTAGCTCAGACAATTTTGAAGCACGAAACCAGTGGCAAGATATGGTCAGTAACGCCTAACGCTCTGACCAAGATGTGCTCACTTGAGATGAAGCGCTTGGGTATACCTAAGAAGACTTTCCACGCCTGTAGGCATTACTTTGCTACCAATATGCTTGAGAAATCAGGCGGAGATTTACTAGCAGTAAGAGATTTAATGCGCCACTCATCTGTGGCTACTACTCAGGTTTATACACAGCTGGCATCTGGAAGAGCTAGATCGCTGGTGAATTTACTTGGTTGATTGAAAGGAATAACTGATGGCCTACGGCGATGATATTACAGAGGGCATTCCCTATGTACTTTCCAATCCTGCTGGGGCCACCAGTTACTCATCAACCAGTGAGGCATACGATGTAGCCTTTGCTGGTCTGCCATTCTTCTTGGCTGCTAGTGATGATACGCCTTATCGTAGAGTTACAGCTCAGTATCGTAAGCAACAGATTGACCAGACCAGAGAGCCTGGCGAGCAGACTCTTACAGGTTGGTGGCTACGATCACAGTCATCATTCCACCTTGGTGCTGGTATTAAATACTTTGAACCGCTACAAGATGAGTCGCTACGCTTCCAGTTTACTGAGTCTAAAGGTGTAGATGTCTGGACTAAGGGACAGGCTACCCTGTTAAACAGCACAGTCAGGGCTGAACCTGCAACAGCAACTAACCTATACCTAGTCGGTGCTAGAGATACTGCTAATAACGTAGATGCAGTTGTCTTTACTGAAGGACCTGACCTTAAGAAACTTACTATGAGCAGTGATACACCTACTGTTACTGACTATGTTTTAACAGCAGCTCCACATACCCTTGATTTTATGGCTTTAACCTCTGATGGCAGTAGATACTTTGCAGCAGATAATGACAAACTTCATAGAGGTAATATTTTTGGTTCTACATCTGATGGTCATATCTATGACCTTGATGGTCCAGTTACCACAGTAGCACTGCGCTATGCAAAGCAACGTTTACTTGCTGGCGTGGGTAGAGAGTTATATGAATTAAATTCCAATATTGCAACTACTGCAGGTGGTCACAATTTACCTACTGCGCTTTATGAACACCCAAATCCATCTTGGATATGGACAACCATATCTGAAGGACCTGCTGCTTTTTATGTTGGTGGCTATGCTGGATCTCAGTCATCTCTATACAAAATTACATTAGATACTGCTAATGCCAATGCGCTAGGTTTTCCAGAATTAAACGTTCCTACTGTTGTAGTTGATTTACCAGAGGGTGAGATACTAAACTCCTTTGATGTATACCTTGGTACCTTTGGAGTTCTTTGCACTAATAAAGGCGTAAGAGTTGCAGTGGTATCTACTGATGGTGACATCAGCTATGGACCATTGCTGGTAGATACAGAGTGCAAGAGTGTAACTTTCAAGGATAGATTTGCTTATGTAACAACCTTGCAAGGTACTGAGTCAGGTCTAATCCGTATTGATTTATCACAGCCAGTAGTTCCTAATAGCCTTGTCTTTGCTTATGCTTGGGATGTTTGTGCAAGCGGTGAGACTGTTAACCCATCATCTACAGACTTCCTTGGTGCTACCGATAGAGTTGTATTTGCTGTTCCAGGTGATGGAATATGGATTGAATCATACGGAGTCAAGGTTGCCTCTGGTTACTTACAGACTGGTTATATCCGCTATAACACCTTAGAGCCTAAGATATTTAAGTTGCTCTTTCCTAGATTTATCTCTACCAATGGTGGCTTGAGTCTGCAGTCTATTGACTCTGCTGGAACCACATACAATATCGGAACCTATTCTCAAGGTGAAACCGTAACAGAAGGTGGTATCCCTTATCCTGCTTCAGCTCAGGAGTATTTAGGATTTAAGTTTACCTTTACTAGGTCTACTACTAGCAATTTACTTGGTCCAATATTTAATGGTTATCAGATTAAATCTCTACCAGCAATCCCTCGTCAGAGACTGATTCAATACCCAGTCTTCTGCTATGACCACGAGAGCGATAAGTTTGGCGTAGAGGTGGGCTATGAGGGTTCTGCTTGGGATCGTATGCAACAACTTGAAGCAGTAGAAAACCTTGGCGATACTCTTGTCGTTCAGGATTTCAGAACAGGTGAGTCCTTTATCGGGCTTATAGAAGAGATGGACTTTATCAACCGCACACCAACAGATAAGCGCTTCTCAGGTTTCGGGGGCACTTTGCTAGTAACTATACGGAGCGTATAAATGACACCTACAGAATGGGCAACCCTTGCAGTAGCAACACTAACCATAATCACTGGCTTTGCTGGCGTTGTACGCTGGTTAGTTAAGCATTACCTAAACGAACTCAAGCCAAATGGTGGAACTTCTGTAAAGGATCAGGTCAATAGATTAGAAAGTCGCGTTGATGAAATTTATCGTCTGCTTATTGATAGGCCTTAGCCTCACAGGTTGCAGTTATGATGGATGGGTTCGCTATCCCTGCCAAGAGTTTGAAAATTGGGAGAAGCCTGAGTGTAATCCGCCTCAATGTGAAGTGACAGGAACTTGCTCTGCTGACTTACTACCAGAGGTGTTTGATGAAAAGGACTAGACTTACTGTTGAAGAGCTACACGCAAGACTCATTGTGACTATTGGAATTATCCTTGCTATTGTCTTTGCAATGTCTGTCTTTGCTTTATTGTGGGCTTTGGTATTTGTGACTCAACCAATGAAGCAGGCTCCCAACGATGCAGCTTTTATTGACCTTGTTTCAACTTTGACAGTTTTCTTGACAGGCACCTTGGCGGGCATTGTGTCTGCTAACGGAATGAAAAACAAAAAGAAAGAAAAGGAAGATGAATGAAACCTGTGGTGAAGGCCGCAAGTCCTGCTGCGATAGTTGTACTACGACAAGCAACTGCGCTTGTACCGAAGCGGAACAAGGCATCGGATGGGCTATTGCCCAGTGCTGCTCACATCAAGGCAAGTCCTAATTCAGATCACAATACTGGACTAGCAGTAGACCTGACCCACGACCCAAAGGCAGGTATTGACTGTGCCGTTATTTTTGAAAAACTTAAAGAGGATGAGCGCGTTTCCTACCTTATCTTCAATAAGAAGATTTGGTCACGCCAGTTGGCTAGTTCTGGCAATCGCAAGTACAGTGGCAGTAACCCTCATACTAAGCATCTTCATATTTCTATTAACGCTGATATGGCTAATGACACTAGCCCTTGGTTTTGGTGGATGAATCAACCTAAGATTGTGAACCAGGCTCTGGCTAAATTACAGCCTCAGCCAAAGAAGAAGGTAGCAAAAGGTACCAATTTGGTACCAGTATGCACCTGCTGCAAGGTTCACAATACAAAACGAAAGGCAATCTAATGGAACAATTAAAGCAAGTCGGTCTTACTTGGTTTCGTGCAGCTGCTGCTGCAGCAATCGCACTATACCTAGCAGGAGAGACTGATCTTAAGGTCCTTGGAACTGCAGCCTTGGCTGGCTTCCTAGGTCCAGTACTCAAGTGGCTAGATACATCAGCCCCAGAGTTTGGACGTGGTTCAAACTAATAGTTTGTAGCAAGCGCGAGGCAAAGGCCCCTGTCACCCACAAGGTGATGGGGGCTTTTTTTTTATGC